CCCGCGATACCCATACTGCGGATACCTTCTGTTGTCAAAAAAACAAGATCATTACTGACGGGTGACAATGATCTAAAAAATGGGCAGCCGACTGGGACGGCATCAAGAATTGCAAAGTTGGCTGGGTCTTCATCAACTTGCCACATCTGAAATGCTTTGCTATTAAAGATAACAAGATTGCTGCGATAAATACCGAGCGCTGATACGGGCTGTGAGCCGTATGTGTTCAACCCAAATGGGATGAAGCCCGCGTCGTCAATAGTCGTCCAATCGAGCGGATTTACAGTCGCACTAAAACCTACGATGTCATCATCAGCTGCAAATACCTTGCTGGCAAGAATGGCAACTTCTTTTGTGTTAGGACAATTTTTATCTTGTACTCGCTGAGATTCCGCTACCCATAAAATCAAGTTGTCGGCAACAGTTTGGTCAACTCCTGCCGGAAAAGTGGGCTCTGACCCCCCACTCACCAAAATAGATTTTGCTTCCCAGATCAGGTGATTAGCAGCAACGGCTTCCCAAGTAACCTCATTGTCAACAACCTGATTACCAATAACAGTAGGCCACACTGGTTCAACCGTTCCTGAGAAACCAGCTGCTGCTTGAACTGCTTTGAAAATTATAGCGCTCTGCGCGCTTTGAGCGACATATTCCCAAACAATGTTATCGACACGAACTTGACCAACACCCTCTGCAAACAATACGACTGTAAACGTTTCAGCATTCGCTGGAGCCTGCGCGATAATATCAGTCTCTCGCCAGCCAGTAGAAGCACCAGAAACGGGTGTCAAGTCGAGGTCGGTTTTTATCTCAGCAGGACCATCATCAAACCAGCGTATACCGATTGCTACGCTTCCATTGAGCGCTGTTTTTGCAACGGCACGAGCGCGAATTGTTTGGCCTGCAATAACTGCTGCTCTGATATTATTTTCCAAAAACCCGTCTGCTTCAGCTACAAATGAAGCACTCCAGGCGCCTCGAAATACATCAACTTGATCTATCGTCCAGCCTGTATCTTTTGCCCAGCCGCTATCACCTGCTTCAAAATCAGCATTTGTTGGATCGGTTTGAGAAATCGCAGCACCCTGAATTGCTTGAACGACTGTGTCTGATTGATACAGTCTACCCGATTCCCATGTTGTTACAATACTCACTTTCTCTCTCTATCGCCATAACGATCAAATATGTCTCGATCGGGCTCATTATAATCTGGTCGTGGTACGGGTGTTGGATCAGGATTAGGTATCGTGCCGTCAGTATCTTCAATAACAACTTCGCCAACTGCAACATCAAAATCAGGCTCTATTAGTCCAGATTTCGGATTTGTTCCGACCACTGAAATCACTTCAAAAAATAGACCGTTATACACAGTAGGTTCAATTTTGTCACCAACTGCTCGCGGGGTGCTCGGAGTCCACACAGGAAACGGAGCCCCAAGACGAGTAGCTCGATATACAAATGAATCTGATGTTGTGGGTGTCACCAAAGAATTTACGTCATAATCAGTATCGGCTGCCCAAGCCTTTGTCGCCTGCAGCCAGAAGTGAAATACGGCGCCGCCTACAAATTCTGCAGCAACGTACAGCGCACCGAGGAAAGGTTCAGCAAAATGAATTTTTGAAAGTGCCGCGCCATCGGGGGCGCGAACTACTTTCGAGATATAACCAGACGGTAATCCAACGATAAGAGAAGACGCGAATACAACAAGATCACCGTCAAAAGATACAAGTCCAACAGTGCCAGTTGGCAACGTCGCATCGAGAATAGTGCCTGGTCGCACTTTAACCGTTTTCTCGGTTGTGACGAAACCGTTGAGCAACTCGAATAGGGAGTCTTTAAGCGCCGCACCTTTGGTACGAAGCCGACTCAAACCGCCCTTAATTACTGTGAGATTTTCCTGTCTCATATTACGGCAGTGGTAGCAGAACTGGTTTTGTCTCTGGCGGAACCTCTACAGTGCCTGGTACATAGCGTGCTGTACCGTGTGCGCCTGCAGTTAGCTGACCAAGATGACTTGTTGCTTGCGCAAAATATATGTCTGCATCTGGTTGACTGTAGTGTGCTTTTGCATTCGCAAGCGCCAGTAAAAAAATAAGTTCTGAGTCAATCGTTGCGATATCAGCGTCAGCAGCAAATGCCAAGAGGCCAAAAAAACCTTTGATGCGAATTTTGTAAAGGATAGAATCTGGTGCGGGGAAAACTTCAAGTTCCTGTCGAATCTCGTAGCTGTCCGGCCGACCACTGTTGTCAACCGAAGTATAACGCAGCGGGTTGATGCCTTCAGTCAGCGGATACCAAGCACCGTTTGAATCTTCAACACCCACCCACGTGATTTTCTTTGGGTCTGGAAATTTCGCACAAGTGGCTTTATCATCGTGATCGGCAAGAGTATAAAAACGATCATCAACAACGGTCGTCCACGTGTACCAGCGTTCATTTTCAAGTTGTGGATAGCGGAGAAATAGTTGGCTCTGTGCGCTCGCCAAAAATTCGTCAACAAACGCAGCCATACCTGGCGGTGGAGTCGTTAACTGTGCTGCAAACCCGAGACGAATGAGTATGCGCTCACGCAGGTCTTTCAGAGTGGCAGTCTGCGCGCCGGCATCACAAGTTGGGTTAAACACAGCCATATCTTAAATCCCTCAAAAAAGGGCCGGCGAGCCGGCCCAAACAGTCACACCATGTCGCACTTAAAAAGTGTTTAGCCGACTAATTCTTGTACATCCTTTGACACCGAAACATCAGGCCCTAAAGATCCAAGCACTGAAGCATCAGCATTGTTCAAACCCAGTTTCTCAGCATCAGTCGCTGCCCCGTTGTCTGCTTCAGCCTCACGTTTTTCAGCTTCAGCCTGAGCAGAAGCAGCTACTTCCGTTGCGTGTTTGCGTGCTTCAGTAGCAACCTTCCGCCGAGTTGTAACAGCGCCTTCGATCGCACGTTTGAGCGCGCTCACGCCGGGGCCGAAGTTTCCGTAAACTGCAGCCACATAGGGAGTGGGGTCATTTTTTGGACCGTAGCGTAGCGCAAGTCGTGTAAACTCATCGCCAGCTTCGGGCAATTTGCGTTCGACAACGAAGTGATTTTTTACAATGACACTATCTGTATGTAGTGCTTGTAGAACGGGAGTCTCCCAGCTGGGCACAGTAACAACTGGCTGACAGAACTCGGAGAGTTGAATTTGAAGTGTGTCGTATTTGACAATTGACATTATCTTGTCCTCGTTTGGTGTGAAAATGGAGCCCGGCAAAATACCGGGCTCCGATCGTACTTAGTTGTTAAGCAGGTGAATTGAACCTCGACCGACAACCGTGCCGACAACAGTGACTCGGATTTCCTGCTGGAGTTTCACATTGAACATGAACACTCCTATTCCGTCTGCTGTGAGCACTTCAGCTATCGTCGTAAAGCCGCTAGAACTATCCTCGCGGCCTTCCAGTTGGAAAGCTGTGCCAGGAATTGCAGTGACGTTAAAGACAGCAACAGCAGAAGCGCCGGCTCTGAACGGTTGATCCCCGCCAGCCAAACTAATTTCCGATTGGCTCGCGGCTGAGTTCAGGTCGATGTTTTCACCAACTACTAAAGTTCTCATAATCGTTTCCTCGTAAAGTTGAAGGTGAGTTTAGGCGCCGGTTACTGTAATCAGCGAATGAGCATTTCGCTTGCCGGTCGTCATTGCAGCTTTCGCTGTGGTCGCCCAATACTGCACATACCGGTCATAGACTCTGGGCGGCTTTCTCGGCACCATCCAATGACCCTGAATCGGTCGCAGTTTGATGAACTTCGTGTTCAGCATATACAAGCGACTTGTCCACTGGTCGGACGGAGAATCTTCAGCATCCAGTACATCGAACACAGGGTCCCAAATGATCTGACGACCCTTGAAGAACAGACCGGTTTCAGTGCCAGCACCCGTACCTGCATCAATCGTTGCAGCTGCACGGTTGCCACCGGCACTACCAAGAATGACCTGACGATTTACCACGTTGTCTGCAGCGGCGCGGTAAGTGTCAACGAAAAGTGAACCACCAAGCAAGAAGTCCGGTGCCATTCCGCCGAAGCGAATGCACTCACGCCACTGATCTTCCATCTGGTCGATGAGATTAGCGATCGTCACATCCAAACTGACGTTATTCTGC